AAGTCCATGTTTAAAAATGATTTATACGTTGAAATACAGCCTTATAAGATAGATAACAAATATACGCAACAAAAAGTAGACTATACATTGATGCATTTAGCAAGAGAAAGAAAGATAAAATGTATCCTAACAAGCGATAGCCACTTTGGTAGAAAAGAGGACTTCGATACATATTGTAAAATGCATGAAATCGGGAAAACAACACTTGATGTAAAAAATACATATGGTGAACGTTATATGCCAAGTGAATATGAGATAACAGAAAGATTTGCAAAGATGTATAAAAAGAAGTTTAAAAACAGTATGCAAGTGGCTGAAATGTTTGCCGATAATATGAAAGAAATTTATAACAAGATTGAGGACAACATTCTTGATGGTTTGGAACTTGAATTACCAAAAACGACAAACGGAAAGAAAGAGCTTTTACAACTTACGAAACAAGGTCTAAAAGATAGAGGAAAATATACAAAAGAATATATAAACAGATGTAAGGAAGAATTGGAAGTTATTAACTACCATGGTTTTGCTGATTATTTCTTGATAGTCCGTGATTATATCAATTGGGCGAAAGAGAAAGGGATAGAAGTAGGAAGGGGAAGAGGGTCTGCCTGTAATTGTTTGGTAGCATATGCTATAGGAATAACAGGTGTAGACAGTATCAAATACAAACTTGATTTTAGCCGATTCATGCGTAAGGAAAAGAAATCTCTACCTGATATCGACACAGACTTTGAAACACCACGTAGGCAAGAAGTTATTGATTATGTTATAAAAAAATATCCAAACAAAGCTATACAGATATGTTCATATGGTATGTATGGTGTAGATAATCTTATAAATGATTTAGCAGGCGTATGTGGTTTGAAAACAACAAAAGAAGTAGATTATTACGAAGCTGATGAAAACAAAAAGAAAGTCGCAGAGATTAAGAGTTTTATAAAAACATTTGAACATGATGGAGAACTTGATTTACAGCAACTTAAAAAAGCAGAACAAACAAAAGAATATAATGAACAGTACGACAATATCGTAAAGCATTTTTGTAAGATGTACGGAAAGATAAGATATCTGGGAAAACACGCCGCAGGAGTAGCAGTAGTTGGAACAGATATAAGCGATTATACTTGTATAGTAATGCGTGACAGAAAAACAGGAGCGTTAAGCAGTTGTTTTGACAAAGATGATTTGGAGCATATCAATTGTACAAAATTTGATATGTTAGGTCTTTCTACTTTGGGAGAGTTAAAAGAATTGGAACAACTTACAGGGCATAAAGTAACAGAAGAAGAAGAAAGTGATAGTAAAGTTTTAAAAAATTTTATGGATGAAAAAACAGAAGGTATTTTCCAGTTTGAAAAAAGTACACCAAAAAAGATTCTTAGAACAATCCATGCTGATTGTGTAGAAGATATTATTGCGGTAAATGCTTTGAATCGTCCTGCCCCATTACAGTTAAAAATGCATGAACAGTTTGCAAAAAACAAAATGTCTGGAAAGATTGATACAAGTACACCGTATTACAGATATACAAAAGAAACATATGGCACAATGCTATACCAAGAACAAACAGCTGAAGTAGCACAAAAGGTAGGACATTTAACAGCACAACAGAGTTTTGATATGTTAAAGATTATGAAAAAGGAAGAAAATTTACATAAGCCAGAATACAGACCAGTTATTGAACAGATGCGTAAAGACTTTTATAATGGATGTAAAAGCGAGGGAATGAACAAAGAAGAAACTGATAGCTTATGGGCGAGTATGTTAATCTATGGATTTAACAAAGGACATTCTACAGCATATGCACTTATACCTATAGACCAGATGTGGTACAAGGTTTACTATCCAACAGAGTTCTGGTTTACAAAAGTTAAGTTTGCACAGAATGATGCAGAAGTATATAAGTATTCTGAATGTGCTGTAAAAGATGGAGTTGTAGTAATGCTACCGCATGTAAATTATAGTGCATTAACAAGTCTTAGAACATATGATGGAGAAAATGTAATACAGCAAGGAATAAGCACTATAAAGGGTGTAGGAGAAAAAGCGGCAGAAGCAATAGAACAGGAACGAAAAAAAGGAGCATTTAAAAGTTATGATGATTTTTATGACCGTTGTAAAGGTAGAGCAGTAACAAGTAGGGTTATTGATATATTAAAAGAACAGGGTGCGCTTGAATTTGACAAAAAGCGGTATCTATCAAGAGTTGTTAAATATAACAGCAGTTTAATGGCAAGGTGATAAATATGGAAACAAAATATGAAAAAGGCTATATAAGATGTAAAAGTTGTAAATATTGTAAAGAAGTAGCATTAAGAAAAGGAAATGAAATTATAGCAGTAGAATTACAATGTACAAATGATATGATAAAAAAAGTGTTAAATGATGATGTATGGTGTGTCGCATATGAATATTTCTTAGATGAATATAATAAACAAAAGGAGAAGATGACAGAAATGGTAAAAGGAACAGACAATGTAAATCATCCAAAACATTATGCAAACAGTTGTTCCATTGAATGTATAGATGCAATGCAAGCAACATTTGGGACAAAGGATTTAGCAAAGTATTGTGTTATAAATGCATATAAGTATTTATGGAGATATAAAAATAAGAATGGGGAAGAAGATTTAAACAAAGCAGAATGGTATTTAAATAAATTTGATGAATTGTTAGAAGAGAGTGATAATAAGCCATATTCAGAACGGATTCCTAGCAGGTATGTAAATGTATGCATAACTCTTAGAAAGTGGCTTAAAATGGCAAATACAGCGTTAGGAGGGGATATAGTAAATGAAGAGTAAAGGATTTAACAAAGAAGGTATTCTCCGCTTATGTAATGAGATAGACAAAAAGGAAAGTGGAAGTGTTTACAGTTTAGGAAGTAAAAGTAAAAACCTAGAAATCCCTAGATGGAGTACAGGACTTGTAGATTTAGACAATATCATTGGTGGTGGTGTACCATGTGGAAGAACAATAGAGATATTTGGTGCAGAAAGCGCAGGGAAAACAACACTTGCATATCAGTTATGCGCCCAACATGAAATGTGTCTTAATATTCCAATAGAACGAACATTCGATAGTGAAAGGGCAAAGCTTTTCGGTAACAGACCAAAACAGATGCTTATATATAATGCACAGTATGGGGAGAAAGCTTTTAATAGGGCAATACGTTTTGCAGAAGAAGGAATACCGCTTATTGTTATTGATAGCGTACCGTCATTACAGCCAAAGGATGATATCGAAAAAATCAGAAAAGCGGTAAATACAGACAGTGAACAGGAAATGCGTATCGGTGGTGTAGCAAGGCTTATGGATAAGTATTTACCAACGTTAGAAGATGTTATTGAGCAAACAGGAACAACAGTTATATTCATAAACCAGATACGTGATAAAATGAATGCATTACCTTTTGGGGATAATATACAAACACCGGGAGGACATAAGTTAAAACATAGTTGTTCGCTAAGAATACAAGTAGCAAGGAAAGGTTACATAGAAATACCAAACCACAACCCATTTAATACCGAAACAAAAGAACGTATCGGGATGATTATGAAAGTAAAGGTTGTAAAAAGCAAAGTATCGCCGCCAATGCAAAGCTGTGAAATCCCGTTATTCTATGAACGTGGTTTTGTTGATTTTGCAGACCTTGATACTGTAAGAAAAGAGATAATGGAAGAACATAAAAAAATGTATAAGGAAATGCTACAGTGATATTTTATTGTATTGTTTTTAAACGAAAAATAGAAAGTATCACAGAACATAGATTTTTCTGTTATGCAATAAACAAACAGGAATGTATAAAAAGGTTTTGTGATACCGGGCATGAAGAAAAAGACATTATCTCAATACATACAGTAGAACAGGAAGAAGGTGGAACAAAATGGGAATCTTAGAAGATATAAAGAAAGATGCGATACAAACAGGAACAAAATTACAAACGTCAGAAGAACGTGACATTGAAGAATTATTAAACAACCTTTTTTACTTAGACAAAAATATTCCAGAAGAACTCAAATTTCTAAAGTCTGTTATGACAAGGGGTGCAGAAACACAGGAAAGAAAAGGTTTACACGCTAGTGCAGTTATTGTATCAGACGATAAGTTTTGCTATAGACAACAGTTATTAAGTCTATATTATAAACAATTACAAGGAGAACAAACACCAGTAGGATTGAAGCGTATCTTCTCAGAGGGTGATGCAATACATGAGAAGTGGCAAAGGTTGTTTATACGTGGTGGTTTATGTAAGCCGCTAGAATGTGATTATAGCCGTTTTGCAGATGAATATGACTTATCTTATACCCCTGATATAATTTGCCATTTACCACGTAATATGAAGCTTACAGGGGTATATGATGAAAGTGTACCAAAGGACGATTACATTGTAGAAATAAAGAGCGTTAATACGTTTACATTTAAGAAACAAAAGTACCATGCAAGTGGTAGAAAACAGTGCCAGTTATATATGTACCTAACAGGGATTCATAAAGGGATAGTTTTGTGTGACGATAAAAACACACAGGAATTTAAAGTATATAAATATGAATATAACCCAAGCGAAATCGCACCGTATATACGAAGGTTAGAACAAATACAGGAATGTAAGGAAAGGCTTATAAGCAAACATAAAATGGTAGCACGTCATAGCAAATGTATTGGTTATAATTGCAAAATGGCACAAGGTTGTCCAATGCGTGAAGTATGCTACAAAAAATCAAAAGAAAGAATTTGAGGGGTTGCATTTGCAACCCTTTTATGTTATAATATAAATATAAACAAGAAAACAAACAGAACAAAGTATGAAGGAGAACAAAATGATGAAAGTAATGTATACTATTAACAACTACCAGTTAGGTTCAAGAATGAGAATGACACCAGTTGATAAAATTGTGGAGAAACAAAGAATTGATAAATCACATACAAAGGTTGTTTATGAGATTACAGAAAGAGAAAAACAATTTATAGACAAGTATTATGCAAAGATTGGAATGGTAGTTTAAAACAAAATGAGGAAAAACAGAATGTTTGGTATAGCAATATATTTTATGTTAGTAGTATTATTTATGAGTGCTGTTATATGTATTTTAAGTCCTTGTATTTATTCAATAGCATATTTATCAGTTATTATAATAAAATTGATTATAGGGGCATTTAAGAAGCTTAGAAAGGTATTCAAATAATGGCTAAATATTGTAAAGCATATAAATTAAAAGTAACATATTTAGATTGTTTAGAATGTGAAACAAAGGAGTGTAAACAAACAGTGAAAAAAGTGTATCTTGAATTAGAGCCGGAACAAAAAGTCTTTCTTGTGTATAAAAGCAAGAAGGAAGGAAATAAAGAAAATATAATAATACGTTGTAATGTATTTGAATGTCTTGTAAGAAAAAACAAAATACTTTATTTCTTAGATAAAGAAAGAGTGGTGCTAGGTAAAGATAATTTAAGTGAAACAAAAACAAGGTTCTTATGTAGTAATGCAAATATTGATACAGGGTATAGAGGATTACAGATAGATAAATACCCAGTATTTACAACAAAGGAGAAGTGCATAGAATGGCTAAAGGATTTATAAGTTGCAAAGATTGTGTTTATCTTGACAAAACAAGAAAGCAAAACGGATTTAATAACAGTGATTGCTTTCGTTATGGATGTAATGCAAGAATAGTTGACAAATTTATTTGTGGATGGATTTCAAAAGACAGTGAACTTAAAAAAATGGGGTGTAGTGATTGCAATAGAATAAAAGTTGGAACAAGTTTTACATTTAACAAAACAAAATGTTTTTATTGTGGAAGTATACAAACAAAATGCGGAAGAAGATACTTAATATATAATGCGGCAACATACGTTCAAAATGGTTTTTATGTTGATATGGTAGAACAGAATTGGTTTTCTGAACATATAAAAGAGATTGTTATTGAATACCAAACACAAGAACAAATTGAAGCAATAAAACAAACAGCAAGGTATTATAAGAAAAGGATTGAAGAGCGTGAAAACAAATATAAATAGTGATTATAAGAAAAGGTTTATGAATGGTTTTAAAATGTTATGCAACAGTAAATCTCCTTATATAGTATGGAGTGATTGTATGGCTTTATTTGCTATTACAGTAGCCAATACAAATATTTTACCATTAGCAAAAGAAGAACCATTTAAAAGCGTATATACAGGGCGAGAAAAGGAATATTTACGGATTATAAACAGCTATGAGAAGAAAGAGCGAAAGCTATTCCCACAGATGTTCGCATTACTTATGGAAGAATTAGAATTACATCCTAACCAAGATTTATTAGGCAGTTTATTCATGGAGCTTGAAATATCTAATAAACATGCAGGGCAGTTCTTTACACCGTATAGTGTATGTGAAGCAATGGCAAATGTTTTAATTGAACGTAAACAGTTAGGAAAAACAGTACATAAGAAAGGCTACACAAGCATATATGACCCGACTTGTGGTGCAGGCGCAACACTTATAAGTGCAAGTGAGATATGCAAAAGTATGTTCAAAAAATATAACTACCAAAACCATATAATGTTTGTAGGGCAGGACATAGACATAACTTGTGTACATATGTGTTATATTCAGCTTGCTTTACATAATTTGGCAGGATATGTAATACATGGGAACACACTAATGAAACCAGAACCAGTATTGCCGGAAGATATAGAAAGCATTTGGTTTACCCCAATGTGGTTTTCAGAAGTATGGACATTAAGAAGATTTTTTCATAATCAAGACATTTTAGGAAGGAGATAAAACAGTGGTAGAAAATGAAAGATGGAAAGATATAAAAGGATACGAAGGTATTTATGATGTTAGTACATTTGGAAATGTAAGAAATATTAAAAAAAATAAATTATTGAAACCGGAAGAAACTAAAAAAGGAAGATTGTTAGTAAAGTTGAGCAAAGAAGGAAAAACAAAGAAATATCAAGTACATAGATTAGTTGCAGAAACATTTATAGACAATCCATATTTTTATGATACAGTAAATCATATAGATGAAAACCCAAAAAATAATAATGTTGATAATCTTGAATGGTGTACGGCATGGGATAATATCTGTTATTCTATGGAAAAGCATTTAATATGTGAAAATGAGATAACTCATGAGAGAACATTCTACAATAGTGTTAATAGCACAGTTTATGATGGTTTTAATAAAGGTCATGTTGCGGCTTGTTGTAGAGGTGAAGAGAAACATCATAAAAATTGTATATTTAAATATGTAACAGATGAATTATATATTTTAGGTATTGACGAGAGCTATAACAGAACAGGCATTTGTTTAATGTGTGATAAAATTCCGATAGAATTTATAAGCGTTGATTTTAAAAACTGTTATAATAATAGTGATAAACGAAAAGAAATGAGAAAAACAATGCATAGAATTGTTAGAGAATATAGATTAGATAAAAGAAATGCAAAGTGTATTGTTGAAAGAATTAGATTATTTTCACAAGGACATTTAAGTGAAAACTATATAATGTCAACAGCGGGATTGCTAGCAAGTATAAATGATGTATTATCACAGTATAATATAAAGATGTATAGTGTTAATACAAATTCATGGAAAACACAAATAGTTGGAACAACAAAAGCGCAGGAGAATAGTTATGGAATAAATCCGAACAAATATCTTACAATACAATATCTTAAAACGAAGGGTCTGTTAAAAAAAATTGTTATTCCATATAAAGGCAGGGGAACAAAAGGAGTGGTTAATGTAAGGATAAATGGTGTTAAAACACCTTGTAAAATAAACGATGATATAGCAGATGCATATTGTATTGCTTGTTATGGTTTTATACATCCTACCATGCAGAAATTAAAAGAAGAAAACTTTTAGGGCGGTTTTTATAGCTGTCCTTTTTATTTGCTATTTTAAGGCATTTATATTTGCTATTATATATTTATAGTGTTATAATATAAAAGTGCCTTATTCGTTTAAATAGGGGCATTGTAGTGCATATTAAAGTTATAGGAGGAATGGATATGTACAGAAAAGGAATCTCTATTAAAGGAAATATGATAAACAATAGCATAGGCTACTGCCATTACAAAGAGCATGAAGGGGAACTGAATAAAGAACTTGTAAAACAAAGGCAATGTGTGTTAAAGAATTGTATACATTTAGAAAAATATAGTGAAAAGGCATTTGAACAGAAAGCAAAGTATTATAATAAAAGCGGCAAAAATAAAAGGTGCAGTAAGCATAGAACAAAGCTGTAAAATGCTTTTTAAGGGAATTATGCTTATAAATGTATAAATTATCGCATTATAAATAAAAGTCGCTTAAATCGTTAATTAGGAGGGTTAGAATGGAATGTAATATAATGTGCTGTGATAGAAAGGTCAGAAAGAAACCATGCTATAAAACAAATTATAAAAACATTGTTATTGTAAAATTAACAGATAGGTGTTATTCTATTACACATTACCAAACAGGAGTTGCAATTGAATATACTAGATATGTTTCAAAACAAAAAACATTAGCAAATCTGGATGATGTTATTTATAGAACAAGGGAAATCTTTAAAAGAAATAGCATAAAGTCTTTAAAACAATATTGTAAACAGTGCGGAATTAAACAAATAAACTTTTAAAATGTTAAATAAAGGGGAATTTTCTTTCTTTATATATTTCTTTCTTAAAGGGGATTAAGAAATACAATAATATATAACAGACGTTAGTCTGATTTATATAACAAATAAATTAAAATATTTTATAAATAGTTATTGACAGTTATATTATGTTGTGTTAAAGAT